AATGGAGCATGAAATTAAAACTTTGCACGTAGTGTTATTAGGAGATTTTGTCAACGGCGCAATACATACTGGTTGTAGAGTTGCTTCTGAAGAGAAGACTTGTGATCAACTTATGCACGTTTCTGAGATCCTTGCAAATTTTATTAATTCACTGTCTGTGCCCGTTGATGCAGTTAATGTTTATTCTACATACGGCAACCATGCACGCACTATTCAAAACAAAGATGATAGTGTGCATGCAGATAATATGGAGAGAATTATTCCATGGTGGCTAAAACAGAGACTAGCAAATAACAATAAAGTATCTATTGCAGAGAGTGATTTCTATGAATTTATCTATTTTAATGTTTGTGGATATAATGTTGTTTGCACTCATGGTGATTTAGATAAGTTTAAAAATCTTGGTGTAACCATTAATAGCTTGTTTACCAAAAAGTATGGTAAGTCTATTGATTATACTTTTTCTGGTGATAAACACCATCTAGAGGCATTTGAACAGTTTGGCGTAGAATCTGCTCTAGTTGGCTCTCTGTGTGGTACAGATGAATATGCGAATAACAAGCGGTTATATTCTAACCCTATGCAAACATTGTGTATTTTTACACCAGAAGATGGTAAGCTATGTACTTATAATATTAAACTTTAATCTCTAATATGAGAGAAATAAGTTTAACAATACAAAATTAATATCTTGTCAGCCAGCAATGGTGAGACACTTAACTATGAACCCGACACGCCTCTTTACAATGCGTACCACGTCGGTCTTTAATTTATAAAATACAAAAATTGAAAGGACAATTAAGACTATGGAAAATATTAAGAAAGAATTTAAGTTAGTCTTTAATAGTGGTGTTGCTAGACGTCTTCTAAAGATGGGCATTAATATTGCTGATATTAAGGCAGATAGAGCAAACCCTGATAAGACTGTGTTCGTGTTTAAGAGAACTCCTGAATTTGAGAGCGCTTTCGCACAGATTAATAAGGAAATTGCAGAAGTTAAGGCTGCAGAAGAAGTCCTATAATTGGGCTTCTCTTTACTTAGAAAGCTAAGGAAGGAGGTAGAGTATGGCAAGAAGTGCAGGAAAGAAAACTACTTCCACAAAAAAAACAACAGCTGATGAAGCTAAATATTTGTGTCATTATTGTTTAAAGGAAAAAAAGAAGTCTGAATTTTATATGAGTACAGATCCTCTTGTTTTAACTGGTGTTACATCTATGTGTAAAGATTGCGCTAAAAAGATCGCTCTTAATTGGGATGAACGCAGACAAGAGTATGGATCTTGCACCAAGGCATCAATTCAAGAAGCACTAGAAAGATTAGACAAGCCATATATAGAGAGTTTATATAATTCTAGTTATATTGAGTGGGCGGACACCTCCAAACAGAGACAAAGAACAACTGTATGGGACGCATATATTAAGAATGTTGGTTTAAAAAACTACAAGGGCATGCGTTGGAGAGACAGTGATATATATGACGTTTATGTTGAGAGGGCAAAACAGACAGCGAAGATAGAATTGGATAAAGAGGATAGATTGCCAGACGCGACCCTTCCTGAGGTAAATGAGGAATATAAAACCAATCGTAGAGATGTTATTAGAATGACTGGTTATGACCCGTTTGCTAACTACCCAATTGAGGAAGATAAGCCGATGCTATATGCACAGGTTGTTAGTTTTATTGATGAGGAAACAAAAAATGATGGTATGAAAATGAATGCCGTTATTCAAATTGTTAAATCTTTCAATCAAATCAGTAAGATTAATGATGCTATTGATGAGCTATCTTCTGATACTATGAAATTAAATAATAACAATGGCACAATTAAACAGCTTGCAGATACTGTATCTAAATTGCTATCTGGCGCAAATGCGCTTGCAAAGGATAATGGAATCTCCGTCAATTTTAACAATAGTAAAAGTAAAGGTCAAAATACTCTTACTGGTAAAATGAAGGAGCTTGATCTAATTGGCTTCAGAGATGCAAAGATTAATATGTATGATATTGATTATTGTCAGGGCATGCAGCAAGTTGCTAATATTAGTTGCAAGGCACAGGTTGATCAAATTGGTTTTGATGAAAATGTGATGAATGAAATTTCTAATATTAGACGTGAGCTTGTTGATTCTTTGCAAAAAGAAAGAGACAAGGCTGTTGAAAGAGCAAGATTATTACTTGTTGAAAATAAAGATTTAAAAGAGTTTTTAAAAGATAAAGGATTAATAGACGAGTTCGGGAAGGTGATTGATAGTGAGTAATATCATTTTAACCGAACGACAGATATTAGAAAGCTGCATTGAAGATTGCTTTGAGGGTTTTAAAGACTTATGCATGGAGCTTGAAGACACTTTTAGCGAGTATGGAATTTTTGTTAGACCGAATCTATATAACATGACAACTAAGAAATATAGAGAAAAAATGGACCTTGCAGAGTTCTTACAGTGGGGTAGAAGAAACCCATCTCGTTTTATTGAAGAAGTTTTCAATGTACAGTTGATGGACTATCAAAGATATTTGATTGATAGTTCGTGGAACAAACCATTTGTGGTATGGGCCATGAGTAGAAATGGCGGTAAAAGTTTGCTTGCTGCTTTATTTATTATGGCAAAAATGCTATTGATTCCTGGTTTTAAAGCATACATCCTAGCGGGTGTTGGTTCGCAGTCAATCGAGTTGTTTACTAAGATGGAACAATTTGCTATGAAGAATATTGCATCATTTACTAATTTAAATGACGTTTTTCAGAGCAATGTTGTTAAGTCTCAGGCCAACTCAACGGGTTGGATACATAATCCAGCCAGTTATACTGTTAGAACTTATGGTGGTTCTCAAGTGTTTACGTTAAACGGTGCGTTCGACAATAATAGATCGAAGAGATCGAACTTAAATGTGTATGATGAAGCCATGAATGCGGCAGATGAGTTATTCCACACATCTGAACCGTTTACAACTCAGAACTCTGAGTTTAAGATGGGAAAGGATTATAATGCTGAAGATATTTTAGCAGAGCCTAGCCCGTTCCCGAACCAATTACTATATTGTTCTTCTGCTGGTAGAACTGACCAGTATTTTTTTAAGAAGTATAGAGAATTTTCAATTAGAATGTTTGCAGGCGATAAGCGTTATTTTGCCGCAGACATTTCTTGCGACGTAATTATTAATGCCACTGTTCACAATAAGCTATGGCCAGTTCCTCTTCTGACTCAAGAAAAAGTTGATCAGGCTATGCGTGAAGATAAAGAAGCTGCATTAAGAGAATATAAAAATATATTTACATCTGAAGGCGGCGATGGACAAATTATTAAGCGTGCAGATATTATCAGAAACTCTTGTGTAAAACCGCCAAAATTAGAAAATGATAATGGCGGCAAGTGGGGCCTATTTTATGACCCAGCAAGAAGCAAAGATAATTCTGTAATACTATGCGCTGAATATTATCAAGATCCCGTTGTTGGATGGAAAATGAGAATACAAAATGTTGTTAACCTCATTGATATTGAAAAGAAAAATAAAACTCCAATGACCACACCTAATCAGGTTAAAGAGTTAAAAAAATTACTTTTGACTTATAACGGCGATGGTTATGCTGACTATGAAAATATTTTAAGAGTTGGCATTGATGCTGGTTCTGGTGGTGCGGGTGTGCAAACCAGTGACTTCTTGTGGGAAGACTGGCAAGATGCTAGTGGAAATATGCATAGAGGCTTATTGGATAAGGAATATAGTCCAGAGGCAGTCAGACTATACCCTAATGCCATTACAGATAAATTAATTCTAATTCAGCCGTCAAAGTATAAGGTAGAAATGTATAAGGCGGCTATTGAAATGATCAATTTAAATCTAGTTGAATGGCCTGCGGAATATGATAATCGTGGATACATCACTTTGACATATGAAGTAGATACAAAGACTGGTAAAAAGACACTTAGAGACAAAGACCCGTCAGAAGCAGAATATAAAGATCTTGCTAAAAAGGGCATTGAGGTTGTTCGTGAAAAATATGATTTAAGCAGAGACGAGGAAGTTGCACTAAAACAGATTGATGCAATGAAAACAGAGCTTGTTAATATTTATAGATTTAAGCAATCGTCTGGCAATGACAGATTTGATTTAGAGCCGTCTGTTAGTAATAAGCTACATGATGACCGCGCCTATGTATTTGTTATGGCATGTCATTTTTTACAACAACTCAGAAGAGAACATTTGGTGACTAGAAAGAAACCAAATAATACAAATATACTTGATAAATTGATAGTTTCTGGTGGTAAACACATAGATAAAATCTTCGGATAGAAAGGATGGTGAATGCTAATGGAAACTAAAGATAGAATTAAACACTTTGAACAAGAAGAACAAGAAAGAATTAAGGCATTTGCCAAAGAGCTAAAAAATATGCTTCAACTTTTTGATCCAGGCAAGATTCCCACTAGAAATACAAGTACTTATAGTAGGGAAACTCTAAGAACATACTTAAAAAACCCGGCTACTGATGGTAATAATAAAAACTTGAGAAAGTTAAGTAATTATTTATATACTATTTCTCATGTATATCGCAGAATGATTAATTATAAAGCGAATCAGATTAACTGTAAGGTGTGGAGTGCATACCCCGTTGTTAGTATGTTTGATGAGAACGATGAAGAGGCAATTTTGCAAGAATATGAGCGTGTAGTTAATATAGTGACTAACATGCATATGGAGACGCAGATATCTAAATTGATGCTTCAAGCATGGAAAAACGGCATTACCTATGGTTATATTTATGGAGATCCAGAAAAAGATGGATCTTTTTATATTCATTTGTTAGATCCAGATTATTGTAAGGTTAATTGTGCATCTTTTGATTCTGGCGTTTTAGGATTCTTGTTTGATATGTCTTATTTTAATGGCAAAGAGGATGAATTAGTATTTTATGACAAAGAGTTCGAAAGACTTTATAAAGAATTCCAAAAAGACAATATTAGATGGAAGCAGCTACCTATTGAGCGAACAATATGTGTAAAAATTGATTTAGACAATTTGGATTATGCTATTCCACCAATGTCTGGTTTGTTAGAAAGTATTATTTCAATTACTGACCTGCAGGCAGCACAAGATGAGATTGACTCTATGCAGAACTATAAGTTGGTCTGGGGCAAATTAGATACTATTCAGGGCACAGATAGTCCAGATGACTTTGCAGTTAATCTAGATCTAGCTCTTGCGTTCATGAAGAAGCTTGGCGCAGAATTGCCAGACAATGTGTCTTTTGGTCTATCTCCAATGGATCTGGACATTATTGATTTTAAGACTAATGATGCAGGCGACACTACTGTGCTATCTAAGGCATATAGTAGCTTGATTGAAAGTAATGGCTCTATCGTTTTAAATTCTAATAAAATTACAAACTCTACCGCATTCAAAATGGCAATGAAAGTTGAATGTGAAGATGCAATGAAGCCAGTAACACAGATTAATGCTTGGCTAAGATTGTATTTAAAATATAATCACAAAGTAGAGACTGTTGCAGTTGAGTATTCTGATATCTCTCCATATTTTATGGACGACGAAATTGAGAAGTATACTAAATTGGCAGGACTAGGTTTACCTGTTAAGACTGAGTTGGCATCTATGATGAGAGCAAATCCTCAGAAGAGTTTTGGTATGGACTTCCTAGAAAGACAGCTATTGAAGTTGGGCACTGAGCGTTGGAATAACCCTCTGGTATCTTCTAATACACAGGGCGCACAAGGTGATTCTAATGGAAGACCGACGTCTGACGAGGGAGACTTGACAGATGAAGGTGTCGCAACTAGAGACAAAAACAAAAATGACAAATAAGGAGGAATATACATGAAAGACACAAAGTTTATTGTTGTGCAAGATATTGATACTGCGGAACAATTGATGACTGCAGGTTTTCAAGTTGTATCATGCATTAATAATGTATATACGTTTTTAAATGTTGTTCCTAGATGTTTTAAATTTGAAAGTATTGATATTAAGAAGTTGGTATATACAAATATGCTATCTTTCTAATATATAGACGCTTGTCTGAAATTCTATAAGAAAGGAGGACGAATATAGCTATGAGTCTTTTAACTATTAATGATTTATATAAGTTTTTTGTAGAGCAAAATAAAAATGTAAGTTTTAATGTAAAAGAAACTAAAACACCAATTGTTATATCTGTTCCTGGCACTTTTGCAAAAGATGATGAAGATATGCCTGGACTATTAAAACTTAAATTAAAAGTTTGTCATACTGATTTAAACCGCAATGGCTCATTCATTTCTAAAGAAAATATGGAAAAAGGTATGCCTACCTTAAAATATAGACCCATCTTAGCACATATTCATGAACTTGAAGATGGCACAAAAGATTTCTATGCACATAATATGGAAATTATAGAAAATGAAGATGGTGAATCTGAAATCAATTATATTGAAAAACAGGTAGGATGTTTTACTGCGGACGAGCCATGGCTTGAGTATGACAAAGACATGGATAAAACCTATGTTATGGCATACAGCGTGATTCCAGAGCAGTATACAGAGGCAGCTGATATTATTCGCAGAAAGAATGGTTCTAAAGTATCATGTGAACTTGTTATTAATGAGCTATCTTATAATGCGAAGGAAAAATATCTAGATCTTACTGATTTTTATTTTTCTGGATGTACATTGCTTGGATGTGATGAAGAAGGAAATGAAATTGGTGAAGGAATGCTTGGAGCAAGAGCTGATATAACAGATTTTTGCCACAAAGAACCTGTATTTACATATCATGATAAATTGATTGAAACTCTTGAAAAGTTGAATGTAACTTTAGAAGGTTTTAATAAAAATACCACACAGAAAGGAGGATACGAAATGAAGTTTGAAGAATTACTCGCTAAATATGGCGTAACTGCCGAGGAAGTAACTTTTGAAATCGAAGGACTTTCTGATGAGGAACTTGAAGCAAAATTTGCTGAAGTATTTGGTTGTGATGGTGATGGCGACGATAACACTGGCACAGACGATGGCGAAGGTGCAGATGATGGTGAAAGCGGCGGCAATGACTCTGGAAATGACGCAGATGCCGACGATGGTGATGATAATGATGATAATGATGATGGTGATGATGGAGACAGTGGAGAAGTCAAGTTTACTAAGACCTTTACCGTTGAGTTAAGCCACGAAGATGTTCATTGCGCTCTATATAATTTAATTGCTCAATATGATGATGAAGATAATGATTATTATTATATTAGAAACGTATATGACAGTTATTTCATTATGCACGGCTGGAGAAACAATAAACTTTATAAAGTTGGATATTCCGTTAACGGTGAAAATGTTTCTTTAGAAGGCGAAAGACAAGAGGTTTTTGAGCTAATTGTTACTGAGTCTGAAAAGATCGCTATTGAGAAGATGCGTGAAAATTATGATTCTCTGGTTAAATACAAGGAGGATGCAGAAGCAGCTTCTCTACAGGCAAAGAAAGATGCAGTATTTGCTAATGCAAAGTATGCAAATGTTGTTAATACTAAGGCTTTCAAGAACTTAATGAGTTCTTCTATTGACTACTCTGTTGAAGAGTGTGAACAGAAAGCAGATGAAATTTTAGACGACTTTAATACATACGTTGTGAATTTTGCATCTACCGAGGAAGTAAAGAAGCCAAACGTACTTGGTTTTAGTAGCCCCGTAGAAACTAAAAAAGCTAAAAAGCCATATGGCAAATTATTTAAAGACAAAGACAATTAATTATTTAAGAGTATAGTCGCTATACTCTTTTTTAATACATTAAATTAATTATAATAAAAATTTTTTAAGGAGGAAACTATATATGGCACAGGATTTAATTAATAAGCACTGGGTTGCTGAGATTTCTCGTGTTTCCGCAGTGTATGGTGATGGTCATATTCTATCTGGCGAGATGGATATGGACAGAGACAATGGCGAAATTGTTGCTGTTGGTAATTACAAAGCAGGTGAGTACTACGCTGTTGGTGCTTTCGCTGGTGATTTTGAGGCAAAGGTTATTGAGATTGTTTACAATATGAGACGTACTATGGTTAGATTTGAGCTAACCAAGGATTGCGACGGTTATTTTGTTCACAACCCTGAGACTATGCCCAACGATTTCCTAAAGATTTATCAGGAACTAGAGAACTACTATAATGAGAAGGGTACTCGCGCAAGAATGTATCCTATGAAGAAGCATGATGTTTTCACCGTGTCCCTAGACGCTTTTGGTGGCGTTGAGCCCGCTATCGGTGCTACCGTCGCTTGGGTTGAAGGCACTGGTTATACCGCTGCTTAATTTTGTGAAAGGAGGAAGATATTATGAAGAATCTAATGAAGTTTAATGTTACTGTGCAGAATGCATTTGATAACGATAATGAAGTTTTTATGGAGTTTAGTGAGCTACTAAAGAACTATGCTAATGGCGAGCTAAATGGCCGTTCTAAGAAAGAGTCTTCTCAGATGATCGTCGAGAAGTTCAGAGCTGCTCTAGGCATTGATCCTAGCGACAAACCTCAGGCTGTTAAGCGTGCTATTCGCGCTAATAAGGATCTAGTTTTCACTCTAATTGAGGAAACTATCGAAGATAGACTAATTACTGGTTGGATGGAAAATCCTTTCTTCATGAACTATGTCGATGTTAAGAATCTAGCTCTAGATGATGAGAATGACTTCTATGTTGAAGATGATTCTATCCTAAGCGTTTCTAAGATTTCTGGCAATCATCACAACATGATTAGACAGAGACTAGGTGCTGGCAGACATTTCTCCGTTGCTGGTGAATGGTTCGGCCTAAAGATTTATGCAGATTTTGAAAGAGTTCTAACTGGTGCCGAGGACTGGGCTAACTTTGTTACCAAGGTTACCGAGGCTATCGACCGTTATCTATATGATGCTCTATATGCTGCTCTAAGAGGTGCTAAGGATGCTCTAGGTGCTAACTGGGTTAAGTCTGGCGCTCTAGAGGTCGCTAACAAGGCAACTCTAGTTAAGCTATGTAATGATATTTCCATGGCTACTGGTTCTCCTGTCACCATTTTTGGTGCCCGTTCCGCTCTATCTTCTCTAACTGGTATGGCTGATGTTAACTGGGCTCCTGAGTCCGTTAAGCAGGAGTACTACAAGAACGCTGGCGTTCTAGGCAACTGGGAAGGTTTCGAAGTTGCTGAAATTGGCCAGGGCCTAAAGCGTGGCGCTTCTATCAACAGCGCTTCTGTTGAGTATATGCTAGACTCTGACAGACTATACGTTATTCCTACCAACGTTGCTAACAAGTTCATCAAGCTAGTTAACTATGGTGAGACTTATGTTTCTCAGGTCACTGATAGAGACACCAACAGAGACTTCAGCCAGGAGTATGAAGTCATGTACAAGATGGGCATCAATGTTATTCTAAGCACTGTTTTCGGCGTTTGGGAAATTGTCTAATATACCATTTTGTAAAGATATATTTTTGGGAATAAAAGGAGAGCAAAATTATGGCAACTACAAAAAAGAACGCACAAGTAGACGAAGATATTATTGAAACAACTGAAGAGGCTATTAAGTCCACTGCAAAGAAGGTTAACAAGCCTAAGCATGACCCTAATGAGCTCGTTATGTGTAGAAGTGTTCGTTTTGGAGAGTTAAGATTAATTGGCCCCAAGACTCATATGCCATATAGCTGGGCAAATGAAGGTGACTTTAGAGAAGTTGAATATCAGGATCTTGTCTCTTGGAGAGCACTACATTCTAGATATCTATTTGATCCAATGATTATCATTGAAGATGAAGATATCGTTGAAGAATGGAAGGCAGATCTAGGAGATCTATATGCAGGTCTACAGGAGATTGATCTAAAGGAAATGTTTAAGCTACCTCATAGACAGTTTGTCGCAAAGCTAAAGCAGTTACCTGATGGTATGAAATCTACGGTGCAGAATATGGCGTACTCTATGATTCAGGATGGCACCCTATATGATCTAAGAACCATTAAGGCTATTGATGAAATTTTAGGTACGGAATTAAAGATGATGATTTAATATAGGAGGTGCTTGTAATGACTTCCTATGAAACAGTGTATGGTCGTTTTTTAAATTCTACTACAGATTTTAATCTGGCGGAGTTGGACGACCACACACTCAGCGAAATGCTTAAAGAGTGGTTACATAGTGCAATTGTAAAAATACGCACATCAAGTGATTTGACTCGTGATGATGACGCCGAGGTTTTTAATAACGATTTGAGCGATTTAGATATTGAACTTCTTGCAATGGGTATGAAGCTTGCATGGTTAGACCAGCGCATTAATTCTACCGAATACACCAATTTATTTGTTGGTGGAAAAGAAGAAAAATTCTACTCTCCATCTTCTCAGTTATCAGAACTTCGCGCACTTCGTGCAGATACACTACGAGAGATGCAACAACTTTACACATATAGCACATATAATAACAATTCTTATTTTGACTAAGGGGGCGTTTTTTGATGAACATTTATGAAGAAATGCCGCCTAGTCAAATTGCTGCGGAAAAGAAACATATTCGTTCCGCTATATTTAAACTACTACCGTTTAAAGAAGAGTCTTATGAATATCTTGATAATTACTTTGAATCAGTGCTACAACGACTAATTGGATTCAATAAATTGTCTGGGCAACAGCCCGAACTAATCAGTATTATAAGTTTGATTGAATATGCACGGCAAGAGGAAGAATTATCCAAGTATCGTAAGGCTATTCTTGATGCTTGCGGTTTAGTAGATAGAATCAAGGAGAGTGATCCTAATGCTTGAGTCTTATAGACTTCGCATGGCTGCGCTTGGTGGCTATGAAGGCGAAGCCAAGCGTAGGAATGCTCAAAAAATTATGGACGCATCTTGGATGCGGGACCCTGCCACTAAGCTTGTTTATGTGAAATGGGTTGATAGTGGATTACCAGTAATTGATGATAATGATATTCCAGTTTACGCTAAATATAATGTAAAATCATATCACAATATTACTGGTGATGCAATTGCATATTTGTTGCAGTTTAGATTGGAAGATATGAAAGATCGGCCAGATATTAAAGTTGGATCTTATGTTCAAATTGTAAATGAAATAGATGAACCAGAATGGTGGCTTATTGTTCATTATGACGATAGACCCCAATTTAGGCAGTTTTCAATTTTAAAATGTACTTGGGTATATAAGTGGGTTTCTAGAATTGGAGGAAAACGCATTGTATATCAATGCTTGGGTGCCCCGCGTAAACAAAATTCTTATAACAGCGGTGTTTGGTTAGACTATACTACGCAGACTGTTGAAAATCAGGAAGTTATGTGGATGCCCACAAATGATGACACTAAGACCATTTTGTATGACACTAAGTTTTTAAAATCTTCTAGTGGTAGATATCCTCCTTTAAGATGGACTATTACTAAAATTGAAGATACTGCTGTTGATGGAATTTCTATGTTTACTTTGGCACAAGATCAGTTTGATTCTGCAAAAGATAATGTTGAGCTTATGATAGCCAATTATTATGACTCTTATGTAGAACCAGAAATTCTTGAAGTTGAAGACACTAAAATTATTATTGATACTTTAGATATTGTTTATTCTGGTACACCTGCTGTTCGTGCTGGTGGTGGATATAAAAAATTCACACTAAAGGAATTGGTAAATAATGATTGGATTGACGCAACAGATGTTCAATGGAGTATTGACTTTTCTGATGGTGATTTAGAGAAATTAGACATGATCAAAAAAGACAATGTGTTGAAGGTAAAATGTTTGCCATTCTATGATTTGGTTGGTAAAACATTTACTATTGTTGCAGAAAGCAACCATAGTTCACAATCTCTCATTGTGGAGGTGATTAGTCTATGATGCGAGACATTCAAAATCTTAATGATGACATTGGCAAAATGAAAAGACAGATTAAACAAATGCTAATAGCCGACACGGACATTCTTGAGGTGTTACATAATCCTGATATTGATATTGATAGTCCAGATGAATTTTTGGATCATAACATCTTTGGATTTATTAGAATTCCTAACACGCAGGACATTGTTCGAAATTTCATTTGTGTAACTATTGATGATATTGAAGAACATCGTTTTAATGAAGTGATGAAGCTTCAACATATTACATTTGCTGTTATTTGTCATTTAAGTGATATGAAGACGGAATATGGCATTGATAGACATGATTTACTTGGATATTTAATTAGAGACTCTATAAACTGGACAAATCTATTTGGATTGCAGTTTAAATTAGTTTATAACAAGGAAAGCACTATTGATGGAGATTATTACTGTAGAACTTTAAAATTTGAAGCAGTTAAGCCAAATGCATTAAATAATGCAAGGATGAATAATCCACGTGATAAACTTAGACGTTGATGATTTAAAACTTTATATTGGTGACGATTTTGTCATCAATGACAATATTAAGGTTTTACAACCAACTATAAAACAAATTGCAGAATTTGGCGAACGTGAATTTTTTTCTGTAGTCCATACAGTAACTGCTATACCGTCTGATATGAAGTCTCAACTTTGGGACATGGGCCTCGACTGGACAGAGGTTGACGATTTTGAACTATTTATTATGCTTGTACAGACTTTAACTCCAGATAGAACAGAACTTTTATTTGGAAATATAGATCTTTCAAAATTAAGACCGTATAAACATCCACGTATTGAAAATGAAATTATTTTAGCTGATAAGGAAACTGGAATTCTTATTGATAAAATGATATATCTTAGAATTGTATCCTATCTTCGTAAGGCATTTAATATTACGCCAAAAGTTGAAAAGGCGATGAATAAGATGACTAAGAAAATTTTAATTGAAGAAGATAGGGCAAAATTACAATTTAATAAAGACAAGCCTTTTAAATCATTCTTGTTGCCACTAATTTCATCTGTTAAGGTTAGGCAAGGTTATACGAAAGAATATGTACTTAATATGGGGTATGTAGAATTTATGAATGACGTTGCTAGACTACAGGTAATTCATAATGCAGATTATTTGTTGTCTGCTTGTTATGCTGGTACTATAGATATGACAAAAATTAATAAGGCAGAATTGAATTGGATGAAAGAGCTATAATGGCTCTTTTTATATTTAAAATGAAAATTATTTTATGGAGGTAAATTATTATGGCTTTTGATATTAATAACTTTGTTATTGACAGAATCGTCCGTGGTGTTGCTCTATCCCAGAAGGATGATTCCGTTCTATTCTCTATCAATCAGATCCAGAATGCTTCTCTAAACTGTGCTTCTGAATCTACTGATGCTGTTGACGCAATGGGCACTCCTATTGCTACTTTCTACAGAGCTAAGTCTGCAGAATTCTCTGCTGAGAACGCTCTATTTGACATGAACCTAATGGCTACTCAGCTAGGTACTGAGAAGAAGGTTGCTTCTGCTGCTTCTAAAATCACTGTTCCCGCTATGGAAAGCTTCACTGTTGAAGGCAAAACTTATGAGCTAAAGCACATGCCTAAGTCTGCTCCTACTGAGATTTATGCTCTAAATAGCGACAGCACTTTTGGCACCAAGTACACTAAGGCAACTCTAGCTTCTGAGACCGCATTCTCTGTCGCTGATAAGGTTATTACCATGCAGATTGAAGAGAAGAATGAAAACGGTGAAGTTGTCACTCCTGGTATTCCTGTTGGCACCGAAATGTTCGTTATGTATGAGTATGAGACCGAAAACGCAGTTGAGGTTGTCAATACTGCTACCAAGTTCCCTGTTGGCTGCAAGTTCGTTATGGAAGTCCTAGGCTGTGACGTTTGTGACCAGACTAACCTAGTTTATGCTTATGTTATCTTCAATAACGCTAAGCTAAGCCCTGACTTCGACTGGTCCATTGCTACCGATGGTACTCACCCCTTCTCTATGAAGGCTCAGCAGGACTACTGCGACAAGGAGAAGAGACTATTCTCTATCATCATTCCTGGCGATCAGGAGTAATTTTGTAACATAGCACTTTACAATACAAAATTAATTTATTAAATATGGGCTAGTGGGGTAACTCACTAGCCCGATGTTAATATTATCGAAAGGAGTGTGAATCCTATGGGACGTAGAAATCGTGAATGCTATCTCTGCGGCAAAGGTTATCAATACTGTTCAACTTGTTCTCAGGATAAAATGAAGCCAGTATGGATGTCTGAATTCCACAGTGAAAACTGCAAAAACATCTTTGACATTTGCACTCGCTTCAATATGAATTTAATGTCTAAGGCAGAAGCACGTAATGCGCTGAACGTCTGTGATTTGTCTAATAAATTCAATTTTAAGTCATATGTTCAACATGACTTAGATGTAATTTTTGAAGAAGAACCTATTATCGTCTCTATTGAGGCAGAAATTAAAGAAGTTTCTGCAGAGAAGGCAGTTGTTGAAACACGCCTAAAAGGTAATAAGAAGAAACATGCACATGAAGTAGTTATTAAAAAAGAAAATGAATAAGGCACTATAAACTTCATGTTCAAAACGGAAGATTTTAGTGCCTTATTTTTTTTACGGCACAAAAGGAGAGAACAAAATGAAAACTTACTCAAAATTACTTGGGCGCTATTACGACAACGAAAATGTAGTTTATCTCGTAAATATGCTCCAAGTTGCCCGTTACATGAAAAACGGCGCACATGAGTTCCTTGTAGATATACTTTATGATGGTGTGAAGCGTGAAGATACGCTTGTGTTCGTCTTCGAAAAAACGCCCCTTATCAAAGAACTTTACTGCAAATGGAACGCGCACGAACTAAATTAAATTCTAGCAACATATGTTAAAGATTTATGATTGGCATAGAAGTTTTTGATCAAGGCACATAACAACATAAATATCTTGAAAGGAGATATGTAAATGCCTATTGTAAAAATAAACAAAAATGGCGTATGGGAAGAGGTTGCTGGTATATCAGGCCATACGCATATAAAAGATGAAATAGTAGGATTTCCTACAAGTTTACCAGCAAATGGCGGCGACGCTGATACACTAGACGGTATTCATGCAAGTGATTTCGTGTTTGTTGACGACTTCACCGATTTAAAAAATTTGGTCGGCAATATAAAGGTTTCGACACAGATTGCAAATGGCACCAAGAAAGCCATGCATAAAAATCTTTTAGATAATTCGGACTTTTCTAATCCTATCAATCAAAGAGGTAAAACAACTTATACTTCTGGCCAATACTGCATTGATAGATGGGTGTGCAACTCCAATGTCGCAGGATCACTCACGGTAGAAAGTGGATATGTAACATTGTCAAACAATGGAACTGGAATCACAGATCTATATCAGATCTTTGAAAATTATAGCAACATGCAAGGTAAAAGATATACTATTGTAGTTAATTGCAATGGAAATATTTATTTTAAGTCTTTTACTATGGGCAGCGCTGGTGCTGGATATGCATTTGGTAATACAGGTGTCAGTTTCTTTTCTGTATCAGGACAACATGTTCTTTTACGTTTAATGAATGCGAACACGACAGCCGACTTTTACTGGGCCGCACTTTATGAGGGCGACTACACAGAAGAAACGCTTCCTAATTATCGGCCCAAGATGCGTAGTGTTGAGTTATTGGAGTGTCAGAGATATTATCAAATTCGAACAACCAATAATGTTTCTGCTATTGATATGCGTCCATCTATGAGAATTGCTAATCCAACTGTGATTTCTGTAACAGGCGGTTATGCATATTCTGCAGATCTATAAAGGGAGGAATGACGAATGGAGTTTATTAATAATCCTTATAGTGTATATGTAAAGCTAGATTCTAACGGTTATATTACCGAAGTTAATTCCTCCGCATTCCTGACCAACACCGAAGGTTGGGTGGAGATTGATTCTGGTTATGGTGACAAGTACCACCACGCACAGGGTAACTATTTCGAGAAGTCCGTCTTTACGTTGGGCGGCGCTTACCGCTACAAGTTGGTAGAAGGCAAGCCTGTTGAATGTACCGACGATGAAATTGTAGCGCAAGAAGAGGCATTAAAGATTACAGAAACACCCTCTCAATTAGATGTCATTGAAGCAAAATTAACTTATATTGCTATGATGACTGATTTAACGGAGGTGCTTTAACTATGAAGGATAAAATCTTAAAATGGTATAAACAAGGTTTATGGACTGAAGCTATGGTACAAAATGCGGTTAATAAAGGTGTTTTGACAGAGGCTGAAGCCATAGAAATTTTGAATAAATGAACAATAGAGTTTTACAACTCAAGGAGGTGAAAAGATGCCTCGAAATATTTTTAAAATCTACGATGGAAGAACAAACTTTTGGCAATGGGACACTAAACAAAAGTTAATTGTCCTAGATGATCGCATTACAGAGGTGCGTTTTTCCAATAGAAATATGGAGCATTCAAAGCGTAGAATTGTTTACACCGATAATAATGGTAATAGAGTTTGCCATGTGCCAGATATGCTATTACAGCTACCTAAGAATTTGATTGCATACGCTTGTATCAAGCAAGACGATGGATCTGTTAGTACCATCAAGTCAGTAAAGTTTGCTGTTGTTAGACAGCCAATTCCATCTGATTACATTTGCGAACAAGACGCGGCGGTTGAAGCAATTCTTGATAAACTAGAAATGTTAGAAGATCTTATTAAAGACATCGAGACGGGCAGTCAGGAACTAAAGAAGTTCGACAGTTTCGAGGATGCGTCAAAATGGGCAAAAGATGAAGGAACTTCTGGCAATATTGTTGTTGTTTATATAGTAGATAAATGGGTGCCTCACGTTGTAGAAAACGATTTAACTCTATCTCCTATTTGTGACTGCAACGGAGAAGCTATGAATATGGGTGTTTACGTACCTCGCTTTGAGCATGATAAATTGATTTTTGAACTAAAAGACACTCCCGGGGAAGAAGAGATTGTTTATGATCTTAATAAGGATAACGAATGGGGATCAATTGACGACTCTGCGGGCGAATCTGGTGGAGATTATATTTGGCAAGATATGTGATAAATTCACTCAGAGAGTGTTTTTATAAATTAATTTTTTATGAAAGGAGATAAAAATGGCTAACGTTTTATTTAAGGTTGGTACAAGGGCGCAATTTGATGCCATTGTTACCAAAAGCGAAACTACTCTATATTGGTTAAATGACACACAAGAACTTTATAAAGGCGATGTCTTATTTGGCAAGGGAGCATTGGCTTCTGAGACAGCTTCTGGTCTATTGTCTGCTGAAGACTACAAGAAGCTACAAGCGCTAATTGACGCAGGTGGAGCTGTTGCTCTAGCTCCAGTTGATGGCTCTATTGTTATTAAAGACAATAAGATTGGCGTTGGTTTGTCTGCTGTCGAAGGCAATATGTTGTCCATTGAGAGTGATGGTTTATTTGTGCCAGTTGTTGATCTGACTGGTTTGCAAAATAGACTTGATGCGGTTGAGGGCAGTATTGCAAAGTTACAAGAGGATATTGTTGGCGGAATTCGCTATAAAGGCTCTGTTGAAACCGTAGAAGATCTACCTGGTGACGCTAATCAAGGTGACTTGTATGAAGTAACCAGTGATGGTTCCGAGTGGTGTTATAATGGTGAAGGCTGGTTTGAGTATGGTTCCGCTCACTTTGTTCCTGTGTCTGGAAGTGGTATTCAGATTAATGGTAATGAGATTGCGGTAAAAATTGCCGATGAATCTAATGGTTTAGTTGCTATTGATGGCGCTCTAACTATTAATCTAGCAACGGCCAATAGTGCTGGTGCTATGTCTGCTGTTGATAAGGCAGCATTAGATACTCTAGTTGCTCTTAATATCGCTGAAAATTATGCAACTAAAGAGGAAGTACAAGCTATTTCTGATAAAGTTGCATCTGTTGAGGAGTCCTTTGTTTGGGCTGAAATGGAATGAAATAATTAAAAAAAATAATGTAGTGTGCTATATCACAATACAAAATTAATATTTTATAGGAGGAAAAAAAATTTATGGCTATTGATAATATGATTAAATTTCTAAGAGGTAATGTTGCCTCTCTACCTCAGACCGCTACCGCTGGTGCCGTTTACTTCACCAAGGATGAGGGTCTATACCTAGGTCTAGCTGATGGTACTTACCATCGTTATGGCGACTTTATTGAGGTTGCAAATGTTGATGCTCTACCTGCTACTGGTGCACATGTTAAGGCTATGTACTACTGCACCGCTGAGAACATTCTAGCTAAGTGGAATGGCACTAAGTGGGTTCAGATCAATAAGCAGCAGACTCTAGCTGAGCTAGGCGGTGTTGCTAAGGAGATTTACGAAGCTAAGATGGCTGCTCTAGAGAAGGCTGATTCCGACAATGCTACTGCTATTGCTGGCGTTGACACCAGACTACAGGCAGCTGAAGAGAAGCTAAAGTCCGTCGCTACCACTGAGGGCCTAGGCGAACTAACTAGAACCGTTGAGGGTCATACCGCTCTAATTGATGTCATTAATGGTGACGTTAACACTGCAGGTTCCATGCTAAAGATTGCTAAGGATGCTGCTGATGCTAAGGATGCCGCTATTGAGGAAGCTAAGGATGCAGCTGATAAGGCACAGGGTGATGTTAATACCCTAACTCAGACTCATGCTACCGACAAGGCTGCGCTAGAAGGTGCTATTGCTCTAAAGGCTAACATTGCCGATGTTTATAACAAGAGTGATATTGACGGCAAGGTAGACACTATTAATGAGGCTATCGCTGCTAAGGCTGACGCTAGTGCTGTCTACGCCAAGGGCGATGTTGATGGTATGGTTTCTGAGCTAGAAGCTGCTGATCTAGCTATTAACAACCTAATCGGTGATGTTACCGACGGCAAGACTGTTGTCGAGATGATTGCTGACGCACAGGCTGCTGCTACTTATGATGACGAAGAAGTTCGTGGTCTAATTGACACCAACGCTGACGCTATTGCTCAGGAAATTGAAGACCGTGAAGGCGCAGTTTCTGGTCTAAAGACCGAGCTAGAGGGTAAGATTAATGCTAAGGTTGACCAGTCTGCTTATGACGAGAAGGTTGCTGCTCTAGCTGCTGAGGACGAAAGACTAGCTGGCCTAATTAATGGCAATGCTGCTGCTATCGAAGAAATGGGTGGCGAGATTGACGTTCTAGTTGGCGACGATACTGGCAAGTCTGTTCGTACTATTGCTAATGAGGAACTAGCTGCTCAGCTAATTGCAGAAAATGCTGCTGAGGCTCTAGACTCCCTACAGGAGATTGCAGCTTGGATTCAGAGCCATCCTGGCGATGCTGCTACCATGAATGCTGCTATTGCAGCTCTAGAGGCTAAGGTTGACACTGGTGATGTTACTGTTTCTGCATATGTTACCGCTGCTATCAACGCTCTAAAGATTGGTGACTATGCTACTGTTGCTGCACTAAATGAAGCTGTTGGCCGTATTTCTGCTCTAGAGACTGCTTCTGCTACTCATGCAACTCAGACCGCTCTACAGGGCGTTGCTGATGCTCTAGATCAGTACAAGACTGCTCATAATGGCGACTACGACAATGACGCTATCGACGCAAAGGTTAAGGGTGTTCAGGATCAGATCGATGCTCTAGACGACGTTTATGCTACTGATGCAGAGCTAACTGGCGCTATTAATGCAGAAGTTGAGCGTGCTAACGGTGCTTATGCTGCTAAGACTCTAGAGTCTACTGTTGATACTCACGTCAAGGATACTGCTGCTCACGTATCTACCGAAGATAGAGCTAAGTGGAATGGCGCTCAGGCTGCTGCTGAAGCTACTGCTGCTGCTAACCTAGCTACTGCTCGTACTGAAATCACTGCAGAGATTGCTACTGCAAAGGGCGAAGCTATTGCTGACGCTGAGGGTAAGGTTAACGCAGCTAAGGCTGACCTTGAGGGCCAGATTGCTGCTGCTAAGTCTGCTGCAATTTCCGATGCAGAGGGTAAGGTTAACGCTGCTAAGTCCGAACTACAGGGCAAAATTGATGGCGTTTCTACCGCTCTAAATACCTACAAGACTGAAAACAATGCTGCTGTTGCTCTAAAGGCTGATGCTTCTGCTGTTTATACTAAGGCTGAAGTTGAAGCTATGCTAACCTGGGGCGAATTTTAATTAAAAATTTAATCAATTCATGGGGCTAGTGGAGAAATCCACTAGCCTTTTATAAAAACATATTATAACACTTTAAATTTGAAAACAATAGTTGGCTTTGGTCAGGAAGATCCGCAAAGTGACTTTTATATAAAGCCAACATTATAATCCTATTTTAGAGAGAGGGTTAAAAATGTTATTTAAAATTTTACATGGAGATGCATCACGTATCTCAACAAATATTACACCATATCACGAGGGCTATTGTTATGTAACTCATAATGGCGACTTCTATGTTGATATGAACAATGATCGTGTTAAGTTAAACGCGAAAGATGCTGAAACCCTTATGGGCGCATCATTGGCTGATGTTCTAAACAATCTTTCATCTGAAATTCCTACTTCAAGCGCTGTCCATTCTGCCATCGAGGAAGCTGCTGAAGTTTATGTTGGTCCATATGCCCCAGACAATCCGAATATTCAGGTTTGGATTGACACATCTGTAGACGGCATTGGCACTATTCCAGTGTTGCCTAGAGTTACAAATATTACTTTAGGATCTAGATATTGGACTGGTAGCTCTTCGCCTTACTCTCAAATTGTTGAGATTCCAACCGTGACGGCTGATACGAAGGTGGAGTTAAACGCAACCGTAGCCCAAATTATGAGCCTACATAACGATGGTATTGCGCTAATGGTAGAAAACGATGTAGGCGTAGTAACGGTGTATAGCTTTGGAGGAAAACCTTCTAGGGATATGGTTATGCAGGTTACACTTCAGGAGGTGTCTTACGTATGATTAGTGGAAATATTATTGGCTCATTTGGCAACACCAGTGCAAAAATTGCATACGTAGATTTGTTTGCAGCAAACTGGATTGGAGATTTGAGTCCATATTATCAAGTTGTCGAAATCGATGGCGTAACAGAAAATAGCCAAGTTGACCTAACGCCAAGTATTGAGCAGTTAGTTACTTTTTATGAAAAAGACCTTGGCTTTGTCGCAGAAAATGAGGATGGTCGGGTCACTGTATACGCTATTGGTCAAAGACCAGAAAATGACTATACAATGCAAGTTACTATTACGGAGGTGGGCGCATGAGTAGAAAAATTATTGGCATAACCGTTGGATCACAGCTTCCAAAGCCAGACTTTGCTCAGAATGATCCCACGAAGGGTGATTATATTAAAAATAAGCCTGACATTT